AACCGAATGGTTGATGTAACCAGCAGTTTGATAGCGGTCATCGAGCCAAGCTCGTGTCCGTACCTTTATCTCGCCCTTGAGTGCTTCTCGGTGCTCTTTATCGCTGTCTAGCTCTGCTAGGTGCATCAGCGAGGCAATGAGCCAGTCGAGCTCTGTATGGCTTATGGCTACGTAGTAAGTTGATGGCGTGTCGCCATAGTTGAATTTAAGTAACGGCTTGAATACTGTGTCTAATACTTCTTGCATGTCTTGTCCTTGTTCTTGTACTTGGCCGCAGATAGGGATATAGATTGTTAAATTGCTGACTCCGTTATCGATGGGTCGTCCACTCGCCTGTTAAACAGGTTTGGGCCTTCTATTTTGGAAAGCCCAAATCCGCCTACCAGATTTTCTTTACAATTGGCTTCCCATCATCGTCATTGCCTTGGTACATGTGGCCCGGTTTGAGGAAGATTGCGTGTTCACGCTGACAAGACTGGCAAATAAGCTGGAACCCCATTTGAATCCACGCGTGACCTTGGATAGATGGCGCTTCAATGGTCGATATATCGAACTCAGAGTGGTGTGCTTCTTCTTGTGGTTCATCACTTTTCATGCGCCTTAACCGTTTCTAGAACGAACTCTAAGGTTTCACTTAAGTCTTTAGCTGCCATGAACGTAGAACGGCAGAGCGCTCCTAACTGTGCATCGGACACACTTGCGTCAGTAATCAGAGGACGTAGTTTGTCTGTTATTGCCTTATCACTTGCTTTGGATTCAAGTATTTTGCGTACTTCATCCCATGCAGGAGTAACGACCACGGAGGCAAGTAGTTCTTCTTTTTGCTTATCGTTGTTAACAGTCTTTTGGATATCTGCCTGTACCGCGTCGAGTTGCTGTGGAATTAATAAATCATTGCCGTCCATACTAATAACCTCCACCGTTAGCTATGTGTTGAATTGCCTCATCTGGGCTCTGTGTTAGGTGCTGGACGAATGGGTGTATGTCTTCTTGCGGCATTTGCTCGCCCGGTATCTCGTCTTGAGGAAACTGTTGCATCCGCTCTTCGTAACCGGCTTGAGTATTAGGGTCCTGTATAGGTTGGCCGGTTGCAGGGTCTATGCCCTGTGCTTGAGCTTGGGCCATTGCCTCAGCTTCTTGCTGCTGTTTAGCGGCTAGTTCTTCATCTGATAGTTTGTGGATAATTTCATCTGCATCAGAAGTACCCGAGCTGTCTACTAGGCGTTTAAGTAATGCTCCGGCGCTTAGTGCGTAACCCTCTGCTTCAGCGCGTTGGACTAATTCCGGTACGCTGTTAACAGTCGTAATGATTTCGGTCAGACGTTCATGCTCAGTGGCATCATCGGCTTCAATAGATGAACCGGGGTCTACTTTGTATTTGTATTTACCGGTCTTTAGTGGACCAGTGGCGATAGTTATCGTCGTACCGTTATCGTCAACTTTGATAAGCTTTGCTGTGTCCTCATCTTTCATTAGTTCAGCAACACGGTCTTTGTCTAGGTTGATTTGGATAGGCTTTGTAGCGCAGTGAAGCTTCACGTCTATTAGGCCACTGGCTAGCTCTGAGTAGAACTGGTCATACATGCGTACACTGAGACTGTCACGTGCGTTCTGCTTGGCGTCACGTTGCTTCATAGCTTGTGGTGTACGACCGAACTGTGGGCTATTTGCGTCAGTGCCACTTAGTTGGGTATCTGTGGTGCCGTTTTGATTCAGTAAGATAGAACGCATTGAGCTAATAGATGTTTGGAAGTACTCAGCAGCAACATTTCCTGTGGTATAAGGTTGAACTGCATTTAAATCGTCCATACGCCACGTTGCGCCGGGCTTCATATCTAGGGTTGAACTGATAACGGCGCCAGTCTTGACCTTAGTTATTGGAAGTACGTTTAATAATGCATTCTGGTAGCCTAAGTTAGTGAAGCTATCAATGGTCTTTTGGATTGTCTTACCTCTATCCATGGTTGAGATGCCGTAAAGCTCGTCAAATTGAGGAATTGAAGTGAGGTGCACGATTGGGATACGGCCGTTCTTGTGAGGGTTCGGCACGTTTCGTAAGATAATATCGGCATGGTCAGGTGCGTAGGTAATCCACTTACCTTTTTCTCCTGACTGGTACTCAGTACGGAGGGTTACTGGTGCGTAGTCACCCTTACCAGATACTTGCGTTTGGTCGTAGTTCTCCCGTTGCCCGAAAGTAGTTTTGGCCGTGTCATTAGTGGTGGCAAGGCTGGAGCCTTCTTTGAGCTCATTTATGAGCTTATTAATAGCTTCTTTATTCCACTTGGTATTGTCGTTAGCTAGGATAGCTTTAAGTTGACCGGCGGTCACGGTTGTCTCTACCTGAGCCCACTGCATATCAAAAGGACTAGTCTTGCCGGGTTGCGGGTAATAAAGCTGGGGTTTTACAAGCCAGAAATCTGCGTAGGCGTTCTCGTCCGTAACGTTAAGGCCGTACATAACAGGGTATGTGCCATATATGTCACTACCCATTTCTGTTTGAAATAGTTTTATCTGAAACGGATTCCCGCTATTGGCGTTTGGGATAATATCGTGCTGCCAAATAAGGTCTACTACGTTGGCACAAGCGCTAGATGTGGTGCCTATCTCATTCACTCGGCCTGTTTGGAGTTGTGCAGATACACGCGCTGCACGTTCTATGATAAGAGTTGTGAGTGAGCCATCAGTTATAAGCCCGGAGTCACTCGTAAGGTCTGCCCGTACTGAGTTAAACAGCATCTCGCTGTCAGTCCAGCCATCACGTTTTCTTTGGAAGAACGTGTTGCTTTGGGTATAGCGAGCTACGACGTCAGCATAGGTACTGGCGTCAGAGTTTTCAGGCTGTTCAGAGGCTTTCGCCTTAAGAGGTTTGCTGGCCACAAAGGGGTTTCCGTATAGAAACCTCCTGTGGGTGCAGGTCAGTTATAACATGTATTATAGCATAAGAAGCTTTAAAAGCCTAACAGCTGTGTCCGTTCCTTGGATAGAACCAGTTGCCACACTTGCGGCACTTCATGTTGTAGGGTAGATATCTCCAAAGCATACTAGTAGTTAAACGACATACGGTCAGTGTCTTGCCGGGTAATCTGTTGCACTAGCCCATCGCGCGGGTGCAGTGTAATAGTTATAGCGCCACCGTTCTTCTTATCGCGTTCTATTTCATCGATAATCTTCTCTACTGCGTAACGTGCCTCTATATTTGTGTGGTACTTACCTATACTATTCAGGAAGCTAGCGTGAGCTGATACAGTCTTACTCTCGTTGTTACTGAGTGTTAGGAATATCTTGCCATATGGTACTTTGCTGACTAGGTGGCTTATATCTTGGTTAAAGGTGTTCAAAACATTATCCCTTTCGGTATTACTACTTGTACATTTTGGTTAAGGTCTATTGGGTTCTCGGTTTGGTAGAGTTGCCATGCTATTGCAAGACTCATAATTAAGTCGTCATGCGCCCCTTTTTCTGCTTGTGCTTTCCAGCTGCTTGAGGTTTGACTGACGATGAATGAGAACATCTCGTTGATGGTGGGTTTGTCATAAATACGTAGGAGCCGGGCGTCGATAGCTTCTTTGAGCATCGAGAGCATAACTGGACGACTAGCGGATGTTGTTGAAAATCCAAGACGAGTGGACTGGTCAGTTGCATCTGTGGTGCCAACTCCAGTCTTTTCAGTGTAGATGCGATACTTACCTTGCCTGTTGAGTGTTGCAAGCCTTTCAATTTCATAAAATCCTCCGTTATTTCGTTCATATGCAACCACTGGCTGCACACCTGTCTGGTCATAAATCTTTTCTAGTTCTTGGTGGATTATTGGTGTCATTTCGGTAGCCATTGCTTTGCTGTGGTACACGGTTGGCACGTCTAGCTTCTCTTTGCATAGGAACTGAGCAGCACACCAGTCTAAGCCACCGGCTGCGGTGTCACAGGCTACAACGTAGAACTCACCTCTACCATATTTTCTGTAGCGTCTAAAGCTCATATGACCTCCATGGTATGTATTCTCTGTGCCCAGCGCCACACTCGCATATATAAAACTCAAGTCGGTACTTTTCACCGTGGATATCACGCCAAGACGTTCTGGTAGCAAATAGCCAATCATGTGCATGTTGACGCTTACGAAAGATGTTTAACCTCATACTGCTACCGGCTCCTTTGCATTCTCTAAGTAATAACGTGCAGCATCTAAGTCAAAGTAACTATCCCCAGACGTGAGGAATGCTTCTTGTGGTGTCATTGGGTATTCCTGTGGCCCTAAGCGCCCAAGGCGTTTGTAAGCTGCGTTAATGTACTCTTGGTCGTATTCCCAGAGTGGTGAATAGAACAGTGCAGCAAGGTTGTTTTCACCAAGTATTGCTGCATCCCAAGTATTCTTGTAGGTGTTGAATCCATTAGCAGTTGTCTCATAAATCTTGTGCGCTCCACGTACGCATGCTTCACCAACACCAGCCTGTAGTGCTTGCATGTCCTTGGCTAGTGAGACTTCTGTAACGTGCAGGAATGTAATGTCATCACCACGACCGAAGCTATCAACTTTGGCGGTACCAACGCGCAGTGCATTCTGCCAGTAGTTATATCCACCTAACTCGTTTGGTTCTTTGCCCTCCCAGACCATCTCAGACTTTGAGTTGTATTTGAGTGGAACTTTTACTTCTTTACCTTGTAGCCTGCTTTGCTTTAACTCCCAGCTCTTGATATAGTGCTTTGCTCTCAGTAGCTGCTTGTCTGATGAGGATTGGTCAAAGCTCATGCTCACGCACTTTTCATTACGACCATTAAGAAACTTGGTAGTACCAACGCCTAACGCTGTTGAGCTAAAGCCCATCTTACGAGCTTTGAGTACAAGCAGCTCTAAAAATCGGCTCATCTGATACAGGAAATCATTTTGTGCAGGCTGTTGAGCAAAAGGTACTTCGTTACTATCTTTGTCCACGATCGTGAATCGCTCACGCATAAAGTCGCTGTAACCATGCCAGTTAAAACCCGTTTCTAGAACAGGTGGAGTATTCTGCAGGCTTATTAGCCCTTTGTACGGTTCGTAGGTCATATTAGCTGTCATTCTCTGTTAGCTTGGCTTTTAGCACTTTCTCAATTAGGTCGCGGCGCTTCTCACTGCCGAGTCGCATATCAGCGTACAAGTCATGTCCTAAACATTTACCTACCCAAACAAGCATGGGCTTTGTTTCCCATTCTCTTAGCGGCTCCGGCAATCCACCATATTCGTTAGGTTGGAGTAGGTGCGGGCAATAGGCGTATTGTTTGTCACATTTATCGCATAGCTCATGCGGAGATTTAGGGCCACGCATATTACGCTTCACCCTCATTAGTCGAGGTGCTAAAACTCTTCTCAAGCCACGTGACATCTTCGTTGGTTAGTTTAGGCCAGTAATAGAACTCACCATGCACGTCACATTTGTAGAGTGTAGACATGATGTGTTTGATGGTGCAAAACTCGGTGCATTTTTCAGTTTGTGGTTGCTTACTTCCCATACTAGACCTCAACCTCTTTATGTAATCCAGCACAGCACATATCTTGATAGTATTCGTCCGAGATGTGACACGAAACACAGTGTTGACAGATATGGATACCGCTCGGTAACTCCAGCGGGTCATAGTCAAGACCACAGTATTCACAATTAATTACTGCCATCACTCACCCCGCCCTTCATTAGCTTGCTGACTTAAACGTTTAAGTTCTACCAAATCTACATTCATACCGTGTTCAGCCATTAAAATTAGTAAGTTTGGGTGTTCTTTATACATTTCCCAGAGTTGTTGCAATGGTTTTTGTTTGGGTTTAATAAGCTCCAGTGGTGCAATAGCGGCACGCGGTGGGTTCATACGACCACCTTTATAAACATGCTTATTCATTAGCTTGCTGTCCGGTTAGGTGGGCTATACGGTCTGACAAATATGCCATCCATGCAAAATTCTCTGCCAAGCCTTTCTCAGCGTCCATATACTGCATACGTTTCAACTCATCCACTCGTGCCTCATTAAGCATAGTAGTAATGGCGGCTGTGGCTTCTGCTTGAGATTGCTCCTCGATACCAATAATAGGAGTCGTGTCTTGCGAGTCTAATGAAGCCTTGCAAGCTTGAAATCCTGCCAAGTATAGCTTTTTTGCTATGTCAACTATGCGCTGCTGTTGGTCTGTCATAATTGGAACTCATCCTTATCCGTCTTAGCAACGTTAATGAAGTTGTAGTTTGTTGTGCCGCCCTCTTGGTTCTTGCCTATGCCTATGAACTGAGCAGCCATACCACTAGCCTTTAGACGTATGGAATGGTCAGGAGTTTCGCCTACGTTTTCCCATCTGCCCTCATCGTTCTTTTCAAACTCAGGCTTGGAAGCTTCAAGTGCATCACTGATGGGTTTAACAATCTTTTCAAGTGTTATCCCCTGTTTTTCAAACTCTGCATATAGTGCGTCCTGAATGTTAGGCTTTGTCAAGTTTTCTGCCCCTATAACTGCTGCTGTACGTTCGGTCTTTACATCGTATGCAATCATAGCAGCTTCAGTGCTAGTTTTACCTTCTGCTTTAGCCTTAACGAACTTAGCTTGTTTGACGGTTAGCTTAGGCTTTTTTGTTGGCATTCTTGTCTACCACACTAAACCTAGGTTGTGTCTTTTCTATCTGGATGAATATCGCTGCAAGCTTTAGCCATGTACGTTCAGATAAGTACCGGGGCTTTGGCTTTATGCATACTCTAATCTGTTGGTCCATACGAATAGCGATACTCTTTGCTAAACCACTCGTAACTGCCGAAACGTCATACTTCTTATACTGAGTCATCATCTGTTTCCTCTGCAACTTGCCTATGATAATTTCCTGTCATAACTAAGCCCGCGAAATGATTAACACCACATTGCACTAGAATGTTTGCTGCTGCATCTTCGTTAGTGTCGTCTGTGATTTGTTCTATTGCTGATTGAATTAGGGTTGAGTCCTCACCTGCTTCTAATTTGCCACGTCGTACATTATCTAGGTCGGCTTTTAGTGCTGATTGCCAGGTCATTACTTCGTTTCCTCTCTGATATCTTTTTTGATAGAGTTTGCAACTTCGACCATTATCATGTTTGCTATTGCATCGGTATTAAGACGCTCGTAGACTTTATCTTTATTCTCTTCAATCCATTTCTCAGCAATCGTAATAACAGCAGACTTTAGTGCTGCCCTAATAGCGCTGGCTTCATCTGATGCATCGAACTGCCTCTGTATTTCAATAGTTAAGATGCGATTGGTATTATTAGGGCTACCGGCAATACTCGCTGAAACTGCCATCTATTTATCCCCCAATAACTTACTAATCATGTCTTGTTCGTTCTGCTCTTCGGCTCCACCAGTGAATGCTGCGTGGATGTCCTTTTTGATTTGTTCTTTCTTGATAATCTCTGAATAGAGTAGTTGAGCTGTGTTGGTTATGAATTGTTCCACTATTACAAAGTCATAGGTCTGGGAGGTGTCTTTGATTGGCTTTACAGTTAGGCTGTACTTGCCGACTTCAAACTTAATTTTGTCATCGACCCGGATTACTTTTAGTGGAATTTTTGGTATTTCGGGCTCTTTGGCTATATCTGGCATATTGGTGCCTTTCCCTTATGTTGCTAGCTTTGCGATATAAGAGAGGCGCACATTCGTGCGGTGTGCGCCAATACTGTGTAGATAAATAAGATTCACCTAAAGTACTAGGCAGTAATTAAATACGCCTCTCACATAACACAAGGAGATTTGGTGACTTGTCACCTATACAGTCTCTACAGTATAGCACTTATGCTAGTAAATGTCCAGCTAGATACCTCCGTTACGCTCGTGCTAGACTAGGTATATGATTCCCAAGCTGAACATCACACTCTACGATGAACTGGATAGAGCGATTAAAGGTAGTGCCCTTGGTAACCTCACAGACATAAACAGGTACAGGCAAGATTTAGAGAACTTAATACCATTCTCCCGAGCTGTCTTAGACGGCTCTAAGGGCAGAGTTGAGGTCACTTCTGTTGAGCAGTTACGCGAAGAGCTTTGGAAGTACTATAGCTAATGTCAGACTACGGCCCCAGAACACAGACAAACAAGTACTGTAACTACCATGAGTGTAAGCGTCCTTGTCACCTGTGTGTTTATATGGGGCGTACTGTTTAATTATCCAAGCCTGATGCACGTTTAGCAGCTTCTAATGCTACCGTAGTGGCACTCTCGTCACTGAGCATATTTAATACACTGGGTAACTCTTTCTCGAAGCGGTCATACCACATATCACCCGTTAAGACAGCCTTACCCTTAATAGTAACAACTTCGCCAGCTATCAGCTTATCTAACAATTCTTCTGCACTCATACATGACTCCAACTTCTACCATGTTTAATATCATAAATACGGCCATGCGCTACACCGTACTCTTTGGCTAGTGATGTGCCGGTGTCACCAGCTAGTAGACGGCGCTTAATCTCAGTGACAATAGCCTCGGTAAGTTTAGCGTTACAGTTTAATGAACCGTGTAATTTATAGTGCTTATCACGGTAATAGTGCTTCATGTTACCGCTTTGTGTTGTCCACTCTAGGTTAGATATAGCGTTGTTAGTTTTATTCTCATCTAAATGATTGACGACATTACAACCGTCGGGCTTGTCAAGATATGCTGTAGCTACAAGTCTATGGACTAAGTAACGATGTCCGCCAACTTGAATGTACGGGTAACCCTTGTTGGTAAGTTGGACACTAGCAAGTTTAAAGTTGCTCTGGTACTGCCAGTATACGTTACCCAGCTCATCGGCAAACCACTGTGTAATACCAGTTCCTATATTAAGCGGTTTCATCTGGTCGCTTCCATCCGTTATTGAGGGCTTTTTGTTCCCATTCTTGGCCGGTCATCATATTGTGCTTGGCTGCGAACTCGTTGTTCCATTCCTGATTGTCGTCAGCACCTTGCTTATACTCGTCGGCAAAGGCGGTGCAATTTTGTAATTCCTTTGCCATATCATTTCTCCTTAGTTAGTTGGTTTAATCGTTGCTCAATATCTGAGTAATCAACATAGCTTTGAGTTGGTGAGCCGTGATGTTGTAGACTTGTTAGTTCATCCACTCGGGCTGCCTGCACACTAGCTGCTTCATGAGCGGTGATTAGTTGCATAATTGCGTTTTCTAACTCAAACTCATAGGCGTACAGGTCGTCAGGCACTTTACCGGTCATGATTGATTCGGTAGTTAGCTGAATAGATAGTTTGCGAATAGGGTCTTGCAAGGCTTCCCGTAGCTCTGATGTATTACTAACAGGGGTAACTTGTTCAGCAAGCCACTCAGAAGCATCTAATCGATTACAACTCATACACTCGCGGTACTGATTGGGGACTGATTTAGGGGCGTTCACCCACGACCAGTTGTGTTCTTCGGCGTCGTTGGGTAGCTCATAACAGATAGCTTGACCTGACTGCCCTGGGTCTGGTGCATTATCGGATGTATTACTATTGGTTGAGTGGGTCATCGTGTTTCCTTAGTCTGGTGTTTCCAGCAAAAGAGGCTAACATTTTGAGTTGGCCTAAAGCACATCCACATGCTGCATTTACTCATGATATCTCCTTATCCTTAGTATTAGCGGGGGCATCAAGTGGGTCCTTGGCTAGACCGTTGGCTTTAAAGGACTTCCACTTCTCGGTTTCGTAGGCGTAGCCCCATGCAAACTTAAAGCGTCTGTAGATTTTTCTAAGCTTGTTCATCACTACTCCCGTTCTGTTGGTTTTGTAGGGCGGCTATGCGGTCAGCTTGTTTCTCAATGAAGTTTGGGTGAACTGGTGTCCAGTCGATATACCTGTGCTCATCTATACGCCCTGCTAGTACTTCTTTGGCTAGTAGTTGCTTTATGTCGTCTCGAATCGTGCCGTGGGCTATGTGGCCGTTCTTTCTGCATATCGCGTCTATAGCATCATCAGTGGATTGGGGGTTATTGGTCATGCTACTTTCTCTCCGCAGAACTCACACGAGCCATCATTGAACGGTTTTGTTAACATGCCGCAGTTCTTGCAAATCATAGTGCCTCCCTATGTTTCTCAATCGTTTCTGCTACTTGGTCTATGGCTTGGTTGTAGGCGTCATGTGCTACCTCTGATGCGTCTAGGTCACGTTCGGGGTGTAGTTCAAACTTCTTAGGCAGTTCAGCAAGCAAGCTATCTAGCTGGGCTTTTAGGAGGGCTTTGGTAGCAGCCTTGGCCTTTTGGGTTGCATCATTGTTCCAGCCGGTGTCCCATGTTTCAGAACGGTGTAAGGCTAATATCTCATCTAGTTCAGCATCTACGCCTTTACTTGGGGTGTCGCTCTGCTTCTGTGGGGCAGGAGTTGGGGCTAAACGCTTCAAAGTGAATTTCTCTATGTTCGGGTCTAAATGCGTATTGAAGCGGCCGTAGTTAAGCGGCCATGAGTGTTCTTCAATTTCCTTGCTACTGTCTAATTCCTGCCATCCCTTACGCTTTAAATCGCGTAGGTACTCGTCTCCGTCTATAACAGAGCAGTCGTACTGAAATTGCTGGTATATCCAGTTACTCTGCTGGTTTGCTGATTGGTCTGTCATTCCATTACCTTTCCACAAAGACACTGTGGTGCACCTGACATACCAGTCTGGCTGTATTCATGCTTATGAACTAGAGGGGTGGCTTTAGCCCCGTAGGTTCTATCTAGCCCATTTATGAGGTCACTCTCTCTGTCGTTCCAGCCACGCTTGTAGGCGGTCTGCTCTGCCTTGGTAATTAGTAGGGTAAGCTTGGCTTTGGCTTTCTTGGTGAGGTGTATGCACTCAACATCTGGCTCACTGCCTGTAAGTGTGTGTACCTCGAACCAGTCGTCGTATGACGAGCCTATTTCTTGGAATGGGTCTTCTATGGTTGGGGTTGGAGGGGTCATGACTTCTCCTCTTGCTTAGCCTTTGATATTGGGAACTGTGCCAATCTAGGTAGGTTTCTGTATGCACCAGCCATACGCCATACATCGTAGGCCGCAAGCTTCTCAAAACCACTCCCGTCTGGGTTTATGTGCCAAATACTGTTGGTGTAAAGGTTGAAATAGTCCATTATTGCTTAGCCTTTAGGGTGGCTCGGTGGTCTATTAAGTCGATTAGTGCGTCTGCTGCTGGGTAGGTTGCCGTACCGTTGATGTATGCCTTTAACTTTGTGATTGCGTAGTCGGTCGCCTTTAGTTGTGCTGCATCTTCTCGCTTAGTTATGTAGGCTTCTAGGGCTTTGTTGAAATTCTTGTAAACAGTTGCTTCTACGTTACCGTTCCAGCCCGTATCACCCATGTGTTTGAGTGCTAGTTCGTCTATATATGGTTCTTGGGAGGACACCTTGAACTTTTCGGTCGGCGGCAATTCGGGGAATGGGGGTGGTGGTGTTGGTTTACTCATACGATGCATTCCTTTGGTAACAGCGCCTGACGTTTTTCGTTATCACCTGCTGCTGAATTGTAAGAGACGTAGCCACACCCAGTGCAGTAGATTACAAACTGGGTATTGTTCAGATTCTTGTAGGTAGTCTTAAACTCATTACGGACAAACGTGTGTTTACTCATCACCATCTCCATTCACCACCTCAACAGCCATACTACCAGCTTCTAATGCTAGTACGAGTGCTCTAGCTTTGTCGGCTACTGCTTGGTGTTCGGGGGTTAGTTCTATTGGGGCGAATATCATTTGGATTCTCCTTTACGTTGAGCTTTAAGCTGCTCTATATGCTTGTCAATGTCTCTCAAAACCTCATCAGGGTGTAACGGGTGATTGGTTTGTTGTGAAACTACAACTCGGGCAACAAAACCTGCTCGCATTGAATTAGCGTTATCTATTCGTGCATCTAGTAATGCTTGAGTGATGGCCTGTTTAGCGATTTCTCTACCACCCAGCTTGAGAGTGGAGGCGTAGATAACATCTATTAGGTTGTCTATATCTTTAGTAGAGGTCATTTTGGGCTAGCTCCCGCATGGTTTAATGTTCGCTCGTCTGTCGGTGTTTCAGACCCAACCCACTCAACTTGCAGTGTCTTACCGCGTAGGCCACACCATTGACACCAGTGATGCCACTCGATTGTTTTTGAACCCGGCAGGCTTTGTATTGGGCTGCTCGGCTCGGGCGGGTAGCGTTTAGGGGCGTAATGAAACCCATACCTGTGTATTAGACGCATGAACGGACGGTAAAAAGCGTACTTAATCCGCCACTTAAGTTGAGTGGTTAGTGGTTCGCTATCCCCGTCCTTGCGAACACTTCGCTTGTCGTTAGCTAGCTCATCCTTGCTCATGGGTTATTCCTGTCCAATCTTGATGTACGATGGTTTAGTAAATACTTGTTTATCACAGCGTTCGCAGTTCTTAACGTCTGACCAATCTTTTGCTGGTAATGCTCTACCTAATTGAATAGTTTCGCCCCATCTGTGTAAGTTTAGTTTGCAAAGTAAGCTCATAGTATACCTTTCTTAGAGTGCCTTCTTCTTGCTAGTTCGCGACACGTCAGACGTTCGCTCGGAAGTGGTGTCTTCAGAACTAACGCACTTGACTTGGGACTGCAACACGTCGGCCAGTAATTTACTAAGCGCTACGGGTGTTATCTTCATGCCATCGTGCTTAATCCAGATAGAGTACCGTGTTTCGTTCTCTCTATATGGGTGGCGCTCTAGTACATATACTGGGTCTTTATCCTGCCAAGCGAATGGCCCTAGGCTGCTCATGGTTATAGCTCCTTAAATATCCATTATGTGTTGGTATTCACAGTCGTTGCATACGGTTTCCATATGGCTAGGGTCGTTGTGAACGTCTGCGTAGTAACCACAGGCTCTTACTGAAACTGTGACGTCTTGCTTGCCGCAGTCTTCGCATGTTAGCTTTTTGTCTAGTGTAGGCTTATTGGTGGTGGACATTGCTAAACTCCTACCGGTATTCCGTGGTCAAGTTCAGGTGGTAACTCATCATCTAATTCACCGGGTAGTGGTGGAAAATGGTCTCTGGTTGGTTGCAGTTTACTCATATGCTGTATTACTCCATTTCTTTGGGTTATTTGGGCTAGTTCTCGCGGGGGTCTGTGGTTCGCACGTTAGCGTAACTCACCTCTAAACTCACCAACGGGGTCAGAGTGAACACCCTTTAGATACTCTGGTATGGGTGTGGGCTGTGTTTTGCTATCCATGTCACCGTCCATTACGCCGGTCGTAGCACCGCAGTCAGTACATTTCCAGTAGGTTTCAAGCCCGTCATTAGTTTTGCCCCAACCTTTGTGTAGACAGTTGTATTGTTCTTCTCCGTATTCGAGTATCATGTTGAGTGCCTTACCTTCCTGCGCTGTACTGGAGTACGAACGCGTTATTTATAGTCCGATTCCTTTTTTACAGTCGGTACAGATAACGATAAAACCAAAGGGTACGGTATTTTCGTGCTTACACTTAGTGGCTGCAACACGACTGTTTATGAAGTTCTGTAACGCTTCTTGGGGCGTCTTTCCGAATGCTGCATCGCTCTCTTGTAGGTTGATAAAGTCGCTGTAGTGAGCAACCCAGCTATCTCCGTCACGCTTAAGTACATAATCTAGTGTCTTGGTTGGTGCTTGTGTCATGTTGATGACCTCCATAATTTAATTAAACTTCCATGCGAACGTACTGCTTGTCGTACGCTAGCCCCCTAATATTCCCCATAGAGCTGGTAGTAATGGACTCCCCCGCAAAGCTTCTACGCCTATACGTTTTAGAACTACCAGACTCATAGTGTTAATAGCTTCATCGTTAGCCATCGCTGACTGGGCTTTCTTTACACTACTAACATGCTGGCTGAACCTGCATATGCATTTAACATAGCCTTTGAGCGCTTAACTCGCGCCCTGCTTTGCACCAGCATGTACTAAACAAGACCATAGTGAGAGCCGACCAGTAAGCGCTGTGCAACGTATGGTCGGTAGGCTAGTCGTTTACCAGCACACTTGATTCTTCACCTGCTTCTCCCACTAAAGGCTGTTTAGTATTGATTAACTAGCCATAGCCAGCGGCAAGGATGAGCAACTACCTTTTCAACTCATCTAACGGGGCAATCGTAATAGGCATGTTCCCGTTTGTCGCGCTAGCAACGTCTCACCGCCAGCTATGGTTCTAGTACCGCACTATGATTGACCCTTGAAAACCACACTATCGTCATGCAATAGGGGTGGGTTACAAGTCGGTACCAGACTAAGCTAGTTAATCTCCTAATGAATCAGGTAGCCGACAACAGTGAGCCGTTCGCATCTCACCCGGTCACAAACGCCACTAGGACGAATTACCGTAGTCAGGACTCTCACCAACGAAGTATTTCTATTGCCAGCGAACTGACTCATTAGTATTTGAATTGTGAATGTGCTTTGACGTTGCAAGGAACATTTATAGTGCCTCCAACTCCTTAAATTTAATTTCCATATCTTCCGTCTTCCCGTAGTCGATTGCTACCACCTTTTTACATGCACACTGCCGAGTTATGAATGCCATATCTCCCGGTGTGCCAGGATAGTTTTTGTGTACTCGCTTTATTGGGAACAGCTTTAGTTCTTTATATACATGTTCGTGCATGTCTGTCATTAAAGCCCCTTATATAGAAGCCCTAATTTTCCGACCAAGATTAGTAAGAGTAGCAACCACCCAACTAGGCTGAGGCCAGAAAACAACCACTTTACTGCGTTCTTTACTCTGTTTGTACTCAACATAACTGATTCGCTTTTTTGTGTATCCACCATATATTTCCTCTATCGTTTTCATGTTTTACCACCCTTTTTACGTACTGCAGCACCGAGTGCGCCAGCTCGTTTGTGGTCTGCGAATGTTTTAATATCACATCCACTAGCTCTGAAATGGCTAGCCCGTGAGCTTGCAGACATGTAGGCGTAGCCCGTTGTCTTACAGAACTCGTCTATAGATTTAGATTCATTCCACACTCTAATGAACTCAAGCTTTGTTAATATTGCTTTCAATTTCCCCTCCATTCGGTATGGGCTATAAGTATTCTGGTTTCACTGTTGCTTTGAACTGCGGATATTTCTGTAAGAACTCGTCTATGTCTAGGGAGCCTTTGAGTGTATTGTGTTCGTTGCATACAGGTTCAAACTTCTGTGTAATTCGTAGTTCAGGGTGTCTAGCTTTGCTATACGGGTGCTCAGCAGTCAGGTATGGAACTAGGTCGCCACCGATATAACAGGTGTAATAGCCCTCGTGGTTTGGCTTAATAGTCTTCTTCCACTTTGCTACCGTTGCAGCCGTCTGCTTCCCTACTCGACCAACTTTCTTCATTGGCTTTGTAGTATTCAGTGTGGCTCTGGCCTTGCGTGGACATTTCCAAGCTGTGTGCCCGTATAAAGCACAGTACGTACAGGGCTTAACCTTGTCTCCTAACCGTTCAATAGTCACTTGAGCCTCACGACTACCATTTGGCCAGCTTCGTAATGACTAACCGAGCCGTAGAGGTATTTGTTTCCATCTTCGCCAAACTCTTTTAGGTCACGCATTACGCTATGAACTGCTGTCTTGTTGAAGTCTGAAAAACGTATTACTTCGTCAACCTGTAACGCTAGTAGGAGTTTACGAATCTTAGATGCTACGTAAACACCCATTAGTCAATTACGCTTACTAATGTGTTATCTTCATCGTCCTTTGACCCTAGGTAGACGTATCTGTAATACCCGGGCTTCTCATATATTGTGACTATGCTGTGACCATCTTTTCTAAGCTCATGTAAGCGGCTAGAAAGGCCGGGGCCATAATTTAATAGGTCTTTGGTACTGAGCTCACCTTTGAGTTTAAACGCGGCAAGCATAGTCTGTCTGCGAGACTTGCGACGATTCATTTCGGTCTTTATATCTTTATGAGTCTTTAAAAAGTTCATCATCTTCCTCCAATTGATTTAAGTAATCTCGGTCTGATGTGAGGATATCCATAAGTTCACTTGCCACTGCGAAACAAAACTCTTCGTCTGAGTCGTAATCTTCGGTCTTAAGTTCTGAGCGGTTTTGGTCGAGAGCTGGTTGCCCTCGGCGCCGTAATTTAAAGTTAACGCGGTATGTTTGTTCTTTACCCATCTAATTTATCTTTCATCTGATTTATGAGACTGTCCATGACACGCTGATAATGGTCTTCAGAACTACCTTTTTTGCCGCTTTGCTCCCATATACGCCATATAACTGCGCGTAGTGTCTGAGCTTTAGTCTTGCGGCCTGTCATTGTGTCCGGGCGTTCGTCCGGCACATCTACTTCAGTTAGGTCATCATCAGTGCTATGGAGCGTCCAGCTATTTTGGTCTGATAATGAAAAGAGCGCTGCTTTGTCCGCTGCGCTCATTTCTGTTGATGTACCAATTACTATTTTTAGCGTTCGGTCCGCCCTTGTTTCAATTTTCTCTATATGTGACGCGTACAGTAATTTCACAGAGATACCGTCAAACTCTCAGGTATCACTACAATCTGTTTACGACCAAGCCAATCAACCACGACAAGTTTATTGTTAGGGTCGATGTACCGTATATTGATATGCTTTGGTTTACGATTAAATAACTTCATAGCACCCCCTATTTATAGTTTTTTACAAATTCAACCTGATTATCTACTTCGGCCAAAAAGCTGATTACTTCTTCTTCAAGTTCCGCAATATACACATCGTCACGGTCAACGTGAATGATTATCTTTTGTGCGTTTTCTGGCATACGTGGGTCGTAGCTAACGAAGGAACTCCAAAGTCGGTCTGTTATCCATAGTTGGCCTTGAACCTGCGCCCAGTACTGGTATGGAATTTTGCCTTTCATCAGTGTTTCAATGTGTGTAGCAGTGTTAGGGCATTTAATCTCTAAGCAGCCATCATCACTTATCAGCCCGTCAGGACTTGCTCCTGCCATGATTTCGTCGTGCATCCAAAAGCCTGTCTCATCGACAGTGACATTCATAGCAAGTTCGTATTCAAGTCTCGCCAGAGGTTCGTTATCTATCCCCCACTGCATAGCTGTTGTAGTGTATAGCTCGTTACGTTGGCCTGTGAGTCGTTCCGCTACTAACTCAGCGGCATAGTTCTTACGACTCGCTGAGTAGCCTGAACGGGTCTTAGCCATGATGTCACCGAATCTACTGGCTGATGCTCGGCCTAGCCGTCCGGCGAACCATTCTGGCGTCCGTTGTTCAGCTTTAAGCAGGGTTGCCATTTTTTAGCTCCTGTATTCGCTTTGTAATTAGTGGTGTAACTGCGCGTTTCTGTGCGGGGTCTAAACCGCTAAGTAAACCAATAAGCTCATTACGGCTTTTGGCTTCACTGATGTTGTACGCTAATTCGTCTGAGTTCATCTCGTATTGCTCACCAACGAGCCCAAAATCTTCGTTATCATTCTTATCAATATCTTCGACAATATCGTTAAAGTGGCGTTTACATGCGCGTTTAAGGACTGATTTAAGCCAAAACTCGGATTCCCATGATGTCCATAGGTATTTTTGCTTACTGCCGTCCTTCATGGCTTCAAAGTCTGAACGGTTTAATGTTTCAACAAATTCACCGCGCTTATTCTTAATGACAGCGTATGCGCCAACTATTGGCTTATTGCCAAATGGGTCGCTAATAGTGTGCGAGTAGACAATACTGCCAGACTCTTTTGCTAAATTAAATGTGTCCCCTTCGCGTACAATCTGCATATCAATCTCTGTTTCAGGGTAGACACGTAGAACAGTGTTCTTGTAGCCGTGGTAAGTGACCATCGCCATGTTATTACCGGCAATCACCACATTTACACCATCTATGGTTAGACCCATTCGCCAAAATTTGAGTGCCATACTGAGCAAGGATTTGTCGGTATTGTTTGTTACCGGCTTCTTATCTTTGTCCGATTCTTTGTGACGTTCGCCATTAACATAGTTAAGGAACTTCTCAACTTCAATCGCTGGCATCCCGCGTTCTATGAGCTGCTCTTTTAACGAAGTTTCTTCTTTTTCCATAGTGTTGTCCTTTGCTTATTAGCACGGGTTTTATTCCGCATCTTATTGGTTACTTGCTTTGTAGTTGGTACATCTTGTAGGCTACAGCCGCGAGTACGATTGCCGCTGCCACTTGCCATAAAGGTAAGTTGCCACTAGCCGTTGATACTTGGTCTGAGCTTAGAGCTTTGATTGCTACGGCAGCGGTCGCTACGAGCATGATGACTTCAAATACGTTCTTAATAGTTGTGCTGGTCTTTGCGCCAGCTTCTTTAATTTGCTTGACCATGATGGCCTCCCACATTTAATTGGACTAACCAATCATCTATGCCCCTAAGCTGTGCCGATATTGTGTACGCGTATCTCCGTCGGTCTGTTAAATTCATGTGCAGCAGTATGTAGCACATGAATCGCGGCTTCCCTCAACTTAGAGACATGAATGATTGGTTAGTGGTTGATATTGTTAGTCAGTCCAAAGTACGTTCAGACTAGATCGCCTGACGTCAATTCCATAGCCTCTAGCACTAGAACGCACATTGGGCTGATTAACTGGTGTAGAGCGCATGTTGCATGGCAACAATAGCCGGAGTTCCCTGGATAAGTCACCGGCTCAATACTTACCCATGCTAGTGATGGTTATCAGCCATCTTTCACCTACCTACTCCGTGGGGTTCACGGACCCGTAACCTACTTGTTACTAGCATTGATGTGGGTTTTCTCGTCCTCTCGATTGCTACCTGCAACATGCGCTCTACATTTTGTTACCACCATCGATTGCCCTGCCAGAAAGCAAATGCCGACCACCACCCCGAATAACGAGATTCAGCGTAGTCGTGGCACCAGCGGAGCTGTGTAACGGGATTGCTAATGTAATCTGCTCCCGCGCTCGCCATTTTACTTGCTGGTAAAGCCTGACAAAGACCGTATGCGCCTGATTCAGCATTACGTGCAGTTGAGCGCCAACTACTCTCGTGTGAAACGATGTAGTCCGTTGCTGCCCAGTCACTCTGCGGTATGCCTGCTTGTTGCATTAGGTCTTCGTGAGGTGATAACTGTTTCGGTTCAACTACAGGTTGCGGTTCCGTTGGGGCTTTTTCTTGGGCGACTGCGAGAGTTGCCTGTGGCTTTTTTTCAGGAAGCTTTGCCTGCACCGTTTGTACATTGGTACTCTGTGTTGATTTGTTAAGCTGCGACGGAGAATCCTGGTGTAGCCAAATAAAGGCAACACTTAATAGGACTGCTAGAAGGATCTTCATAGCGTCTTTCTCCTTGTCGGTACTCCACAGCACCTTATATGTCTCACAAATTTTGGCTAACCTTGGGTTGCTCCGAGCACATCGTGTCGTTTATGTGAGCTGTTCAAGTGTCGCTTAGGGTTTGTTACCCCTATGGAGTCACGTATATCCTTGCAGATATAGGTCATGGCTCCAATCGGCTAATAAAAAATCCTAAACATTATGTCTAGGATTGCTGATTTACTGATTGGATAACTGTGGAGCCGCCTGTGGGATTTGAACCCACGACCTCATCCTTACCATGGATGTGATTGGCCCCTAGAGTTTTCTAAGGAGTAAATCTAATTCTAGACTATATGTCTTTTGCGAATTAGGTTGTGAATGAACTATTTAGATAATAGCAAACTGCTGGCGTTTTGTCAATAGGCTTATGCAAAGATTATATACTATGGTGACGCATATAAGCAGCTTTTAAGTCCTCATCTATAACGTGTGTATACATCTGGGTAGTTTCTAAGCTGGCGTGGCCCAGCATGACCTGTACGTAGCGTATATTAGCGTTATTACGAAGTAGGTTTGTGGCAAAAGAGTGCCTTAACGTGTGCGGGTGGATAGGCGCGGTGAAGCCTGCTTTCTTACGTGCAAGACGGAATACACCCTGTACTGTACCCGGTGTTATTCTACGAGTGTTCTGTGCTGATATAAAAAGTGCGGTATTGTTGTCCGAACGCTCGACTAAGTATTCATTTACAAGCCATGCAGCACGTTCGTCCATAAAGCATAGCCTTGCCCTACCTCCCTTACCAACTACTGTGAATGTGCCGTCCTCTTTTACGTCTGCTCTGTTCAAGCCACACAGCTCACTTACGCGAATGCCGGATGCATAGAGTAGCGCAATCATGGCAGCGTTCTTTAGTCGATTCAGCCGCGAATAGCCGGGTGCAGGAACACTCACCGCTCTAATCAATTTTGCGACGTCCTCTTTAGTGATAAATTCGGGTACTGTATCGTTTCTCTTTGGAACAGGAACTTGCTCTGCACGGAGACATATGACGCCGCGACTATTACAAAAGTCTAGAACAACTCTCAGTCTTATGATGTAGTTGCGTACCGTGCTGTCACTGCGCGTCTTAGCTAACGCTGTTTTCCAATCCCTAACCATGCTGAATGCTAATGATTCAATTGGTACATCTCCAAAGAATACAAAAAGCGCCTTTAAGCATACGAGATGATTTTCCTCGGTCTTAGGGCTTTGATTCTTGAATAGTATGACGTCCGTGCGGTATAGCTCGAACGCCTCTGATAAAAGCATAGGGGTTTGCCTCGATAATAGTTTGTACTACGGGTACAGACATCACTGCCGGACTTCCCCCCTTTGGAGAGTCTCAGGATTGCTCCTGCTTGCTCTCCCATTATAATCCTAAGTAACTAGTCTCATGCAAGTACATTCTCGTTTATTTAATGAAAAGTTAATGAAATCTTCTGTATACACGCTTAAAAAGCCTTTAGTTTTGAATAGCTACCGCTACAAGGCTACCTAACAAATGCGCTGGCTCTGTGATGTATTAGTTTTTCTCGATTTATTAAATATATCAGTTACGACGTATTAAGAGAGTTAACATATCACTCATTAGTGCTAGTGTGGGGTTGCCTTTATAGAATATGTACATCTCAAATACATCTATAGTGGTGGCAACACCGCAATTTGTTAAGTAACCAGAGGTACCTGTTTTACTTGTTTACCCTCTCTTATAACAAGTAACGTCATCACGTCACCAGTCCGTATTACAGGCCATACGGCTAGCCATGCTACTTTGTGCTCACTTATGTGAATGCCGGGAAAGTCCGACCGGGTTCTTTTAAGCGCCCCTTTCAGTAGTAGTCACTGTGCCTACGCTATCCGAGAATGATAATCTGCTTGACATGTAAAAAGCTTACCTCGTTAAAAGTAAGCTTTTGCCATGACACATAGCTCCAGCCTCTCGGTGGAACCATGATCTATATCTGCAAGACTCTCATTGTAACACATTTACTCGTCAGATTCAAGAACAGCTTCAACTGCAATAGTTGCAAGCTCACGAGAAAGGGCACCATTTATGAATCTCTCCTGTTCGTCCATGCACTCCATATTAGTCCTCAGGGTAAACATCTGTAACCTTATCCAGCTTCTTACCGAGCCATTCAACGCAGTCCTCTACTATGAACGCGGCAGCGTCTTTAAAGATATCCCTGACCTCTACAGCACTACGCAGGTATTCGTTCATTTTCAGGCCCCATTAGTACTACTTCATTACGTGCCTGTAGTTCAAAAAAGATATAACCCATTTGGCGGGTAATTCCGTCTTTGCGCTCTTGGGTAAGATAACTTTGTGCGCGGTGCTCTGAAAGCTCGACAGCTTCAGCTATTAACTGTTCGTTTGTAGCTTCGACATGAATAAGGTGACGCATGGCATTAAACACGCTCCCCTTTTAGAAGCCCAACTACTACCAGAGTTACTGCAGTGAGTCCAGCTGCTAGACCTACTGGTACATGGAAGAACTGTACTAATACTGCAAATAGCGCAAATGCTAAACCTACGAGTATCATTTTTTTGCCCCATTTGATAATTGGTACACACCTAGTGCTGTAGCAACAACAAATGATAGCTGAACCCATTCTCCCGCGGTCACAGGAGCTGAGTTTGATGTCACAACTGAGCTGGCCCAGCCAATTACACCGATTACTACGGCTGCAACTGTTTTCTTGTATGGTGATAGATTTTTAAACATATGATTCTCCTTATTTAATATATCGACCGGGAACTGCCTTACCTTTATCTGTGCCGGTTTGCCAAATCATGTAAACCCAGCAATCGCCACCGGCGGAAGCTGAGTTAACACGAACTCGGTAGCCTTGATTTTCCAAGATGTTCCAGTTGTAGCTAGAGTCTTTTATGTGCATTTTGAATGTGCCGCCCTTAACTGGATAGAATGTGGCCGTTTGTCCGATTGGGTCGAAATATAAACGCTTGCCTAGACTTGGAGCAGGTTTAGAGTCAGCAACATATTCGATCACTCGAACGTTATTAAGGGTTTCGCCCCACCCAAGATACTTAACAGATGTATGGCTAGTGAGGTAAGATTCTAGGTTCTTGTAGATGGTGCCGTCGCTCCATAAGGTGCCGTTTGTGAGTAGTACGTTTACGTGGCCGTCTTTACCAAACGTATAGAACAAAGGGACGTCTATACCTATAGGAAAGCCCCGGTCGGTGTGTTGCTGAGTATTCTGCCACGCTGCGATTGCGGTGGGGTACTTAGAAGCAATCCCATAGCCCTTACGAACATTTTGTAGACAATAACCTTTTACTTTTCCTGCAGTGCTTTGGTTGAATCCTTTAACTTGTTTATACGTCATATAGTCTCCTAGTTACAAAGTAAATTAAGACCGAGAACGGACACTGCGCATGTCCGCTCAGGCTCGGTCTGTGTTGGTGTTTCAGTTTTTGTTTGTGTGTTTGTGGTGGTGTTTGTTGTCGATGTAGATTGGGAAGTTGTAGTGTCAACTGGAGTAATGATTCTTGGTAGTCTCTGTATGACAGTTACTGGCGTCTGTGTAGCAACAGGAGCATCTACTGGCTTTGCAATAAGTATGAACTCATTGCTTGTAGTGAACTCAGGTTGTGTACGTAGCGCATTAACCTTGTAATTTACTAAGATGGATATATGACATGTCGTTGGTACGAGAATGTCACTCGGTATCTTTATGAATATGCCTGTAGACCTAGATACTCCTGCTGAGTTATTGGCCGGCGAGTTGTTGATAGGGTAACGAGTATATGTGCCTCTGTCATTCTTACAATCTATATATCGGTAAGCTGTACCGGTAACATTACGAAGTTTTTGGTAATGACTGTCCACTGTTATCGTTTCGCCCGGATAGTGAGGGCCTGCAGGGATAGTTAAACGCCAATTACTAAGTACATCTACGGGTGCCAGTAATTTGTATATGAGCACGCAGCCTATTACAATTATCGAAATTGAAGCAGCATATAGTAATGCCGCCACTGGTTTAATTCGCAGTATCATTTGAGTACAACCTTTAAAAAAGCAGTTACCAGTCCACCCACGACACCTAAAGCTATGACACTCAAAGCAACCGCATAGGGTTTAAAGTCGGCTTTTGTTACGTATTTGGCATCTGCTTCTTGGCGTGATATTAGGTCTTTGTTAGTGATACCTAAAACATTTTCTTCTACACGCTTTAATGAGGGTAATAGAACATCAGTAATGGTCACGTCCATACGTGTTATGGTGTCGCGTTGGTCCTGTTCTGCTCTACTCGGTGATTGTCTGGCCGTCATTTTTGAGATGTCCCTAATTGTGGCCTAAAACGATAATTTCGGAGCCAGTATTGAACAGACCAGCGCCAGTTAGTTTAACTAAATCAATTCGAGTGATAGGGTCAACCGTGTTAGACCATTTGTAATACACTTGTAGAACTCCGGGTGATGTGCCAGAACCAGTACCACCAATATCCTGCTTTGTACCCCAGCCCATTTTTTCCTCAGTAGTATTATTTAGAAATTCAAGGTCTACAAATGTTGGTTGCAGTGTTGTAGCACCTGAAAGAATTGAGAAAATCTGGTTGATATCTGTTGCAGCTGCGCTGCCAGGGTTGGCATATCTAGTTGCATAATTTGAGCCAGAGTCGTTATTGTAACGAAGCCCAGCATCGTTAGTGCCACCAGTAGTTGTGTATTTAATTAGTACCTTTAAGTATTTACGGACGGGCAGAGATGATAGCGAAACGCTGGCTGCAGAGCTGCTCAAAGTCGTACGTCCTAGCTCTTCCCACCAGATTGCATCTTGTCTAGGCAGGACAGAACTACTTTGAGCTATGCGATTGTTGAGACTATCGTAGCCGTTCTGGCGGATACTAGTTATTGCGCTACCATTTGTTATTACAATAGCTAACCGTAAATAGCCTGCTGATAGGACAGGCGCAGTAGCACCATTAGCAACTTCAGTATAAGTTGGCACGCCGGAAGAGTTTATATCAACATAGGTGTCTTTTGAAACTGTGTACGTTTTGTTAGCAATTGAGCTAGCTGTGTAACGATAGCCTGATATGTAATACACAATGTTCGAAAATGTACCAATAAGACCTGATGAGATAGCTATGATTCCACCACTTGCAACAAAATTACTAATTACCTCAGAACGAACTGCCGAAAGAGTTGTACCATTATCAGAGATAGATGTAGCTGTAATCGCTCCATGCGAACCATCTTGATTATGCTGTGTTAATAAACCTGTAATAAGGTCCTGCGACCACTTACCTGTAGGTATCATCTCAATCACTGCACCAGTTGAGTGACTTTGGGCGCTAGTGTTGTCCTGACCTCGTAATAAAGAAACTAAGTTGCCACCTGATACCACGCCAATCATGCGCTCGAGCTTAGAGGGTGTTAGAGTACCAGAGCTGTCAACGCGGTCAACAGTAATGTCCACGGCAGTTATTGTAGGAATGTTAGAAACACTAGCAGGTGTAAATGCAAGGTCAGAGTTAGATATTGAAGATTGTAGCGTTGTCGAGATACCGCTTGCGCCGTGTCTGAACTTATCAGTGTTAGCTGCCATATAAAAAGAGACCTGTTTATAGTTTCAGGTCTCTTTTGAGAGTTTGTCTGTTGCGTACATTATACCATAAAAATGCTTATAGTTATAGTTAGTTACGCCAACTACTAGGGGTTTGGACATTTACTGGATATCCCTCAATAGTCACACGTGACAAAGCCCATGATTGGTTAGGACTAGTTGAGCCCACCTCATAAGATATATTGTTCAAAATCTTGTTCTTCAGCGGTACTTCTTTTTTTCGAGTGGATTGTGTATATGTGACTGGTGTACCACGAGTTGCACCCCATAAAACAGTGCCCCAAGGGTCGAAGCCCCAGCCGGTCATAGCGGTGTCGTCTGTTATTGTTGCTGTAGCCGTCTGTAGGAGTGGTTTATTAAACTCTGTACCAGAAATAGATATATCTATTGCGCCTCTAGGATTTAAGAACTCGAATGTAATCTTATCAGCGATAATGAAAGCATTATGGGATTCGTCGAAGTGGATTAGGCCGGATGCTATACGTGACTCAAAACCTACACCCTTGTCGCTCGTGAAGTTTTCGCTAATCTCTACTAATTGTCCGCCAGATGTTGGAGCGCCGATTAAGTGAACCTTACCTGCGCTGTCCGTATGCTTAAAGAAGAACTTAAACCCAATTTCCCATGCTACTGACCAACCACCAAGCTCTAAGTTGAGTACCCACGTTTGGTTGTTCACAGTTGACCCATTGACTGGGAAACTCATAAACGCGTTACCGTACGAGTAGATACCACAGATGAGTTGCGAATAAGCATTGTTGATAGTTTTTACGTTTGGCCGAATGTTGCTAGATATTGAATCGGTAGCAAGCAAGTTAAGTAATTGGGGTTTAGAGCCAATAGCAAATATGTCTTGCGTACTTGGGTATATAACTGAGTTCTTTGCTTCAAACACGGCATCAGGGCTGTTAGTTCCACTTGAACCAGTAACCTTTACAGCATTAGGAATGATAATCGGTAAATCACCTACGGTATCATTCTGTAATAAGACATGCCATGTTGAACCGTCAGCGGCGGCATCAGATGTGAATACTGTAGCTGCACTACTACCCTGTCCAGTACGGAAGTGAATTAGTGAGCGTGGGATTTCAGGGCCGCCAATATCTAGGTCAATATATCCACCGCCGTAAAAGGGGCTGAAATATCCTGCATATGAGCCTGTACCTGTCCAGTAGATACGATACGGCCGGGCGAAATCACCTAATGCAAATAGCTTACCCTCTGAGGTAGTTGCGTATGTGAACTTAGGTGCAGCCGTTGTGTTATCGAGTGGAAGCACAACGTATACGTTAGGAGTGCCTTGTCCAGAGTCACGGTAAGTTAATCCTGTGACAGAATCTAAGAATACTTCCTGACCTGACGCGTCAGAATAGTAAATGTTATAACGAGTCGCACCCGTCACAGGCGACCATGCCAAATCTATGTAGTCAGTGCCAGCAACCCACTGGTCTCGTATTTTATTTGTAGTTACAGCTTGCTCTGTGGAGCCTGTTGTCTCACCTACCGAGTTAGTTGCTGTAATGATAAAGAAATTGTTATACGAACCAGCAGCCAAGGAAATGGAACGAGTACCAGAAACACCTGTTGGCGCCAAAATACCTACATAGGTTGTAACGGCGAATGTTACAAGGTTCATAACTTTCATGTTGTCTATGCCGTTGTAGATGTAAACTGAGGCGTTGTACTCACAAACACGGGTACGTATTCCACTTGTATATATTGACCCCGTATCTATCCACGTCGCCATATCATTGGTCGAGTAGTAGATTTTGCCATTAGCTGCTACTACTGTGACGATAGTTTTAGTGCCATCTGTGTTGTAACGGGTGAAAGTGCCACCTCCATCGGGATTAGCTGCTAGAGCAGTACCATAAGAGGCTGTACCGGGGCGTGGGCCAGCTATACCATCTTGATAAAGCTGAGAGTTTTTCATACGTCCGAACGATTCGTTAGGACGGCGAGTATCGCTAAAGTTGGTAATTGTACCGGCTTTCCAGTTGGTGAGCTCAATACTTATTTTTTTTGGGTCTTTGTTGGGTATCGTACCTTTAGTAAGCGCCATGCTACGCCCCTATCGTGAAGCTGACACCATTAGGCGAGTTGTTATAGATTCCGGTAAGCTGGTTCGCTTCCATCATCTGGTTCATTAGGTCAACAGATAGGTTGTTATGTATGTTGTAGTTAGTAGGGCTTTGCGTCTGAAACAACTTCGCGGTAACAAAATGCACAATAAACCAAGGGTTGCTCATTTCTGGTACGTCACTTGGTGCAGAGAGGGCTAGAGGGTACTTGTAATAGTCGTATTCTAAGGTTGAACCTGTATAAACATCTAAAGCAGTAGGAACCCAGAGTGTTCTTAATATATAACTACCGGGCTTACCAGTAATGTATACCTTGTTTATGTTCTGATTAACGTATCTTTGGGCTTCTTCGGCTTGAATTATCGGTATAGTACTCTTAGTTCCATTAGGCTGAACCAACCGGATAAAGCCACCCATGTAATTGAAATCCGCGGGAAGTGCATAACTCGTCACACCTGCGGCTATGACAGTAGGAATTGTACCGCCGGTAAGCCAGAGCTCATTCCACTCAACGGCTTTTTGAGCTGACCAATAGGATATGGCGTTATTGATGTGACTCAACCGTACAAGCCAGTCTGTAGAACCGACAGTAGGCGTGTCGTTAGCGTTCGTGTACTGAACGTGTATCGCGTCCTGAATTTGTTGGTGAGTAAGCTGTGTCGTAGCCATTAAAAAAGAGACCTGTTGACGTTAATCAGGTCTCTTTTGAGAGTTTGTCCGTTACTCGCATTATAGCATAATCACGATGAAAATACTACTTTACGCGTACCTTTGGATTGGTTGATATTGTTTTAATTTTTGTTCCACCTTTTCGCTTTCTAGTAGACACCTTATAGCTGCCAAAGTGACGTCCTGCATCAATCGCAACGTTCTTTAGCCTAGGCATTGAAGCTTCCGCGGTGAGTATTTTGGCTTGTAGCGATTTGCCACCACCGCCACCACCAGAACCTCCACTGCTACCGTCAAGTTTTGAATACTTGTATATACCGGCGTCTACATTTGCTGCATCTAAGGCTTGAAGTTCAGCATATTGCTCATCAGTGATTTTGCTATTACTTAAGAAGTCATCGATTTTCTTTTCGCTCATACCCATGATATCGACAGCATCTTTACTGAACTTAGATTGTACTTCGGCTTTGTATAGCTTGTCTTGTAACTGATAGTCGTCAATTTGGCTAATCTTACCATTAGCTTTATCGAGTTGATATTGTTGGTCCATGGTTTGAAATATACCGTATGGGCTCTCTTTGAACATCTTGTAATCTTGGGAGGTAGTAGCACCGGCCTGTTTAGCTAATAGGTAAGGAAGAAGATTACGCTTAGCTGTATATAGTTCATCTGCTGTGGCATTGCCTGATTTTTGCTTATCCTCTAACTGGGCTGTCTTTAACTTAAATGTACTGTCAAAGTCGGCGTCAAACTTATTCTTACCTGCTGGGGTTAGACGATCGTATCGGTTTAGTGTTCTAGCTGATTCTTGGCTTAATCCAGGGCTGTGTAGACTAGGGGCTTTGAACGCTGTTTTAATAGTTTCTTGTTGGTCGTAGAGCGCACGAGCGGCAGGGTCACTTGCTGCTAAAGCTTTTTGGTCACTTGCGCTTAGGGCTAGGAACTTCTTTGCCTCTGGACTAGTCATAGTCACTTTAACTGCATCTGATGCAGTTTGTCTTGGACTTGTAGTAACACCACTTAGTGTTTGTGGTGCCGTGTTACCTGCCTCAGCATCCGCTTGTTTCTTGAAAGGTAATACCCTGTTTTTAATTGGTGTACCAACTATAGGTATTTGCTGGAGTGCAAAACGTGCTGCAGGAGTAGCATCTGTATATTGTTCACCGGAATTGTTAAGTGCTAATTTGCCGGTTAAGTCGTCAGGAGTGTTCTTTCTTTGACTAAGTTCCGACGCTGCTCCTATTCCCTGTATAACCGTACCTGCTGTAGGCCCGAAGACTGTACCTGCCGACATGCTTACACGCCTGTCCGTCGGTATATACTTGCTGCCTACAGGATTAAGACCTTGATACATATCAAATATCAGTCCAAAACCACCTATTTTACTTGCTGCAGCTAGTGCTTCCTTAGTGTTTATAGCTGCACCGTTATCTTCTCCGGGGCGTCCGTCAATAGCACGACGAGTTTCATAGAGCGCATAGCCTACCGGTAGTGCTGCCATGAAGCGTGCCAAAGGCTTAAAGTCACCATTCTTAAACGCGGGCTTCAGGATTTCATTACTTACGAATTTGCTTTGCGCGTAAGAGAACGTTCTGAACTGACTGACTAGTTTACCTCCGGGGCTATCCGCCCATCCGGGTAAATCTTGCGGGTCTACTTTGAACTGTGTCTTTTCTACGACCTTACGGGCAGCTTGTACTTGCTGAGCATCAGAAAGTGTTCTCCCCTTTATTTCTCCTGTTACACCTAGTTTACGTAACGTTGCTTCATCACCATTTTGGGCTAATCGTAGAGCATAATCCCTACCGGCCGTGGCAGACAGTGAGCGGTTAAACTTTTCGACTTGGCTAAAGCCCGGTGCAGTAATCTTATTAAGAGCATTACCAAGCACCTTAGAGCTAAATGATTTGTATCCTTGTTGTGAGCGCATATCACTTAAGAGTGCATCGGAAATGACACCTGTATCCGCTACGAAGTCTTTTGTCTTTTGATCGAACTGCTTAGCTGCTGCAGCTAATGTGCGTAGGTGCCCGGTCACAATACCTGTGTTTACGCTTTGGGATACGTTGGTTAGCGCTCCTAGACCCAATCGCGTAGTGGTCGTGTATTTTCGAACATTTCCAAGAGCATTATCAAACTTTGGGTTATATTTTTTAGCGCCAACTGCGACGTCAAATGCTTCTTTTGCAGCTTCATGGTCCCCGCCCTCATGCCCTATTTGCGTTAGGAGTTTCAAAGCTTTTTCGTCTTTCGCCCCAAAGGTTTCTGTGTGAGCGATACGTTTAGCCGAACCGTTTAAATACCCGATAAGACTATTAGGAGACTTATCATAAAAAGGTAGGTCAATTGTACGCGATGCTTCTAGGTTGCCGAACTCACGGTTGCGCGATACGCTCTTAGCATAATCCAGTAGTTTTCTCGCCTCTTGTTCGTTAGGAGCTTGTCCTGTCTCTATTAAATGATTGATTGATTTGTTGTACATGTTTTGGTCTTTAAAGATTTGGTCGTAATCGTTAAAGTGTGGATAGTACTGAGGCCCTAAATCACCTACTTCAAGACCCGCATTTACTGCACGATTACGTACTTCAGGGTGGAATGCTTGCCATTCCTTAATTGCTTGTTCAACCTTAGCATTGTTTGGCTTAGCCAAGCCTTGAGTCGCTTCTACGAAGTTTTCAAAGTCTCCACCACTTCGCAGTCTGTTCTTGTCGCTACGTGCTAGTTTAGAAACGGTTGGCAGTTTCTTCTGCCAATCACCAAGTGTTATCTCTTTATTGTCACGCGCACCTTGGAGCATTGTAGCTAATTGCTTGCCGCTTTCACCTTGGCGTTCAATTATTGAACGTGTGGAGCGAAGAGCCTTGTCTATATTGCTTACTTGGGTTGTGTTATAAATAGGTAATGGATTTGATATTTTTTGACTTTCCGTGGTCACGACTTTTTGAGCTGGTTGGCGCCCTTGTGATTTTAGGAGTACCGCTGTATTTTGTGTTTGATTGGTGGTCGAACCGGCAGGAAGCGAAGCATCAGAAGATGCGCGACGATACAGTTCGTCGTATTCACGAACCACGGGATTCATAGGGTTAGCTTCAAAGACTCTTTGAGCTTGTATGTCCTCAATAGGGGTTGGACGAGTAACTATACTTTGAGACTTTGCTGGTAATTCGTTACTGGTTGCATTATTCGAAACGCGAATAAATCCGCCCTGTGCAATTCCCTTGTTCTGTTGGCTCAGGTTATCTAATAACTTATTAACATTCTCTAGCTGAGTAGCACGTGGCCCTTGAGTAATATTTATGCCATTTCGCTGAGCTATCTCACGTGCTTTTGTAATGTTTTGCGAAAGGCCTGTACCAACTCCAAGTGTCTTATCTCCAGCTAGATAGTTTGAGTGGTCAACGAGCGTTCTTACATCGTTCTGTGCGATGCGCGGGGTGAATGCTACTCTGTCAGCTTCTCTAACTGTTCTTGCAACCGTAGGCGCAACTCTTATAGCACCTTTTGATGCGCCTTTAACTAGCGTACCTACAATAGGTGCGTCATTAGCTACCTGACTTAATCCGTAGGCTCCTGCAAGACCAGCGCGTAGAAACGTAGGTAAGTTCGAGTGATTATCATATGTACTGCCGATACCCTTTTGAATGTTCTCAATCGGTCTGTTACCTACAAGAGCTCTTGTGACTGGGTTATTAGCAGTGACAGTTCTTTGTTTATTAGTAAGTGATGTGGCAACTTGAACGACTGGCCTTGTAACGAAGTCATGGGCTAGACCTTGTGCCTCACTCGCAGCCGCTCGTGCAGGTGCAAGCTTAATACCTAAATCATTCTTTACTTGGCTTGCAAGACTAGGGTGTAGTAACTGTTTAATTTGCTGCTCACGGTCATACCCTAGTGCGCGTCTGTTTAAAGTAGGTGCTATTGTGCGAGTACCTACATTTAGATTACGGGGCGCTGCCACACTCATACGATTCATGTCTAGGGCCGGGGTTTGAACAGGTTTAATGTTCAAGGGCTGGTTTGTTGGTGTAACTAATCTCTGCGGCTGCTGAACGGCTATAGGCTGAATAGGTCGTGGCGCTTGGATACTCGGCGTCTGAATTTTCGGAGCATTAACCGTAGATGCATATGTAGCACCGCCGTCACGCACGTTAACTTGAGCAGCTAAACCCTGTGCTTTTTTCTTTAACTCATCGAAAAAGGACATTTAGTACCTTTCTAGTAAAGTAACTGGTTCTGGTCTTTTTTAGGGTCAACATATGCTGCAGATACTGCTTCTTGTGTAGCACTCGGGTCAACGCCAATGTTAGAGTAACCAGCAGTGTTAAGGTTCTGTACGTTGTTATCTACATTGCCTAAGTCGGTGTTAGCAGTTGGGTGGTAGTTCTGGTAGTAGTTGTTGATGTCGTTCAACTTAGCTTGGTAGCTTTGTTCAATCTGTGCTGCTTGGTTGTTTGCATCAGATACAGCAGCACGATACGCACCACCTAGAGCAGAAGCTTTAGCTGCATTTGCAGTGCTCATTTGGTCTTGAATTTGGCGTGAAAGGTCACTGAATTGTTGACCTATTTGCAGTAGGTTACTCATTTTTTCTTGTTCAAGTTGGTTCAGTGTATCGCCGTAATCCTGCTCTAGGCGGTTACGGGAAACGTCAATAGCTTGGTTTTGCTCTTGTACCTGTTGATTGATGTCACCACCTAAGCGGTTCTGTTGTTGAGCAATAGCATATGGAGCTAGAACTTGAGATGCGCTAGAACTACCTGCACCCATAGTGCCGAATTGGTTGTTTAGAGCCTGCATGAGGTTTCGGCCACGGTTGGATAAATCGTTCAATGAGCGTACTTTGTTCTGCTGGACTTGGTCTTGCTGCGTCTGCAAGTCTGCAAGGTTACGGTTACGCGATGTGTCGAGTGCTGCACGTGACTGGGTATACTGACCGTTGACGATGTTTTCTTGTGCTGATTGTGTACCGCTAAGACTACCTAAGTAGTTGTTTAAGCGTCCTAATTGGCTGTCGTAGACTCCTGCGAGGGCCTTATTTACAGTTGAACTGAGCCCGCTGTTCGAGCGGTTACCTAATACATTCGTGCCAGTATAACTACCTTGTTGTAATGCACTGTTTGCAGCCCCGCCACCCTGTCCACTGTTGGCTATAGGCGTGTTAGCTGAGTTTGCCCCTTTTAAGACGTTAGATGCATTCCTAGAAGTCGCTCGTACTTGTCCGCTACCATTTGCGCTGAAAACCGGAACGACATTTTTTACTGCGCGTGCTATTCCTAGGTCAAAGCCAGGTGTAAAATCTACCATTTTATTCTCCGTCTCAGAGAATGATATTGACAAACTATAGCGTACGTGGTATATATAGTATATGAAGCGAATACTTACAGCGATGCTAGTATGTGCCTTAGCACTCGTTATACCTTTATATGTATGTGCTGTTGTGTTTTATAATTTAGGACTATCTAAGTCTGAAAACAAAAGCAACGCACTTGTCACGAGCCAAAAGATGAAGCTTAGCCAGGACGAAACTTTAAAATCACGCATGGAATCCTTGGGCCTTAACGTCGCTAATCTTAATATTTACTATTCGGAAACCCCTAGTATGGAAACCAAGGAACTGTCTGGTGAGTTTACTGGCACTAATACGCTAAAGGTTCGTCGGTCTGTACCTGAAGAAAAGCTAAATCAGGTTATCTCCCACGAATACATGCACTACGTATGGGCGACTTTATCACCTGTGGAATCCCAATCTTTTACTGATTATCTCACTTCTTTCCTGTACGGTGACGAGTATATGCAAAACAGACTAGAGAAATACTTTTCTGCTGGTTATTGCGGTAAGGACTCGCAGTGCCAAATACTTAATGAAGTGAGCGCGTATGCTTGCACCGAAGTCCCGGATTACGCTCTAGATAAAACATTTCTAGCCTACTGCAACAAGTGGCTTCCACACAGAGCAGAACTATTGTAATTTGCTAATATCATTCTCTGATTGTTAAAACGGAGTGAGTCTGCCTGTTCCGAAGATGGCTCAACTATCACGGTGACTTATAACGAATGGCTAACCGTAGTTGCCTGTTCCGCTAGGTCGTCGCTATTTGTTAATAACCCTGACATATAAAAAGAGGACGCGCATATTGCTCGTCCTCCTATGTTGTAGGTCAGATTAACTTTTATTATAGCATACTTCTAGTGTTTATCATAATAGCAAAGGGGCCGCCCTAATGACGGCCCCAGTCCTAGTACCTATGCGGTAGACTACAGAGACTAGCCCCGAAGCGTTCCACCATTTAATGCGTCAATATCTTCACCGTTGTTTTTAAGCAAACGGCGTTCGTCCGCGTCGAATTCGTATTGGCGACGTTCTAAATCAGCCGCAACGCTCATTGGTACACGGTGTTTGCCCGGTGCGAGGTCTTCGCCATTAGTGTTGAACGGCACACGGGTTACAATTTCAGTTGTTTTTTCACTGTCTACATTTTGTGACATAGGTACTCCTTACTTATTTCTTACTCTTGGACTCTGCAACAGGCTGTTCGCTCGCACTGACTACTTCAGCGTCTTTAGCGAGCTCAGTAGCAGCTTCGTGACCTTCGTTAGGGTCAGCTACAACGACTGCTTCACTTTCGTTCGTGACAGGTTTAAAAGTCTGTTCTACACGAAGGTGTGGGCCACCCAGTGGACGGCTTGGAGTCTGTGCGGTAGCTTCCTGTGGGTCGTTGTGCATTGGTACAGCACCGTGGTGAGTAGCAGCCCATTCAACGCTCGTTTGGTTATCACCAACAATATCTTTGATAGCCTGAACGTGCTTTGAGTCTACTTCCACGTCCTTACCCTTTGGGTAGTGGACGCCGTTGATGTTTACATCACGGTCTAAATCGATTTTTGACATGTTATTTCCTCTCATTTAATAGGTGTGGGTGATTACAGCTCACCCACTAAGCTGGCTTAACTAGTAAGCTGAACCACTTTCAATACGAACCATGAAGTTTTCGTTAAGACGTGCAGCCTTAAATCCAACTTTCCAGCCGATTGTGCGGCGCTGGTGCAATGGGTCTGATACGCCACCGGGTGACTCAACGTAAGTCTCTAGGTTTTGTAGGGTAGTCATTGCGTAAGCGTTACGTCCAACTAAGTAACTTGTGTGGACAGTAACAGTCGATGCAATCGTTGGGATTACGTTGCTTCGGCGTACTTCTACACCCATCCAGCGGCCGATAACTTGACCGGCATATAGGTCCTTACGAGCTTGGTCGTACTGGACTGCAGCTTTAAAGTCTGCATCACCCATTAAGTCCATTTCAGCACTAGGGTCTACAAAGAGAACGAAGTTTCCGTCAATAGGACGGGCACCGTTTACTCGCAGGGTTTTTAGAGCTTTTTTGATTTCATTTGTGGTAAGAACGTTCGAGTTTGTTAATGCGGCACGGTTAGCGGCTGCACCTGCGTACTGTACGGTCGTACCAGCAACTAGGACTGAGTTAATTTGCGTTTCAATTGTTTCGTTAGCTTGTTCACCGAGGAGCATTTCAAGCTCACCGATTACTGGGTGCTTAACAGTTAGTTCTGCAAGGTCAGTAAGGGTAACGAATGCACCCCACTGGTCTACGACTGCAGTTAAAGCAGTGTTAGATACCGCAGTATCAGTTGGGGTAGTACCTTCTGTTAGTACTGCACCGGGAACAGCTAGACGGCTGTACTGAGTAAAGCTGATAGTCTTAGAGCTGTTTGATGGGATGTTTTCTTTGTAAGCAGCGGTCTGCAAAGCTTGGTCTTTAGAGTTAATGTCGAGTAGACGCTTACTAAAGTAAGTTTGCAAATCACCGGTCAAAGTTGTGGTAGTTGTTGCTGCCATTGGATTTTGATTTCCTTGCCGTTAATTAGAATTTGAAGTTGGCAAGCTTCTCTTTTAGAGCATCTGCGCTGTCGTCAGGTGCGCTTGGCAAAGTTCCTGATGGAGGTAATGCGGCGCTATCTGCAGCAGCCTGTAGGCTCTGAGTGGACTCTACTTGCCCTTTAGTCCGGTAGCTTCCCACCTCTTCCAAGTAATCGAGGGCAAAATCCTTAAGTCTGTAATTAGGGTCAAAATCGGGATTAAATTGGCCATTCTTTTCGATTGGGTTAGCCCTTTCATATAGAATGCCTATCTTTTCCTCAAGTTTTTCCGCATTTGGGTTGAGTGAGGGGTCTAAGAGCTCGTGCTTTCGCAGTTCTGCTGTATCCTCAGTCACTGAATTTACATAGTTTTGGACTGTGTCTCGTACTTGTAGCTGATTGACTAGCTGGGCATTACTTGCCAAACTAATCGCTTGAGCTTTAGCTGATAAGATTTGGTCTAAGTCCTCAGCGCTGTACTCTCTTCCCGGTTCAATGCTAGGCATGTCTCTGGGCAGATAATTTGCAGCTTGAGGTTGAACCCGCTGGTTGGCCTCCGCTAATTTCTTAGAGAATTGGTCAAAGCGTCTTTCAACTCGTGGTAATCGCTTTACTTCACTCGCTTGTTCGACTTCCGTAGGGCTCTCTGATGGCTCACTTTCAGTTTCTACAGGTGTAGATTCATCGGCTGCCTGTTCAGGCTGTTCTACTTCGGCTTCCGAAGTTTGCTCGGTAAGTGTTGTTTCGTCAGTGGGGGCTGGCTGGTTGTTGTCTTCTACAACCGGATTCGTGTTTTCGTCCACGTTTGTCTCCCTTGTTCTTAATCCATATCCCTAACCACGGCCAAGATGGTTAATTAGTTTGTAGGTTCTGCAGGCTTAAACTTGGGTTCGTGTAGGTCGCCCAAGTCAATAACGTTTGCGCGCGGTACAACCGAATGGTTGAT